CCCGCCATTACAATCCATTGTAATGAATTAAATATATTCTCGTCGATTGTATAATCCCAAAATAAATTGGCAACATATCCGATTAACATAAATAATAAACAGATAAACGTAACAAACCTTTTGCTTGATACTTTACCGTCTCCACTTAACATGTTTTTGAAAAAATTCATAATTTTAATTTTTTAGTTCCAGAATATTATTTTTCCTATTATACCTAATAAAGCAATCCAAATAGACCACAAAACTTTTCCTGTAGATTTTCTGAATGCTGTATTTTTATTTACTCTTGATACCGTACCATTATCTGGATTTAATAATACTTTTTTAATCATAGTAATGTCTTCTTGCATTTTTGCTTGTCCATCCTTAAGATAAACCATATCCTTCTTTACTAATTTAATCTCACTATATACTTGTTCATTTGTTAATCTTGCCATAGTTTTACTGTAAACCAGAAATTAAATAATGTAATTTACTTATATCGTTAACTGAACTCTCGTTAATGAAATTCATTTCTAGTACCTTATTATAAGTCTTTTTAAGATTCGTATGTAAAGTAGCGTCGTCATTATCAACTATTTTCTTCTTTAATAAAGTTTGAGCCATTTCTTTATAGTCTTCAAATATTTTTTCTTCTCCTTCTTTACTCTCTAATATTACTTTTAAGATTTTTTTATCTGCTTCAGATAAATCCTTATATTTTTGATTATATTTTTTACTAACTATTTTACTAACTAACGCAATAGGGACTGAAGGAACTTCACTCTTACTCTTTTCCTTATTGTTAATTAAATTCTCTTTAACCATGACTTTAGAATTATGTATTGAATTGATGTTCTTTGCGGTATTCATTAAGAAACATAAATTAGATATAGATTCATTTATCTTACTTGAGGTAATATTGGTACCTAATTTGGTACAGATATTTTTTAGTTTTTTATTAGAGGATATTATCTGTTGTGGTGTATAAGCTCTGAGAGATTGGATATTTTCGTTAATGTAGTTTGTTGTATATTTTTCTTCTATATAAGAGTTCTTAAGGTTATCATAAACCGTAAATTGGTCAGATAAAACTTTATCCGTTTTAATGACCTTTACACACTCTTTTATAAGGGAACTACACTTGTTTTTATTTTGACCGAATTCTTTAGACGCGGCTTTATATATTGAATCTAATAAATCTCCGAAATTTTTCATACAGTACGTTTTATATAATAAATATAAAACTATTCTAAAAGTTTATCTAAATTCTCTTTTAGGTTTGCAATGTCTTCTTTAATTAAGTAACTTCTGGTGTTAACTGGATTAACTGTCTTTGAGTCTTTGTCAACAGTTTTAACTAAATCGTCATAATTCTGTAAAGTTTCCGCTAGGTCTGCGGGTGGTTCAGGCTCTACTTCTATATCTCCTCCCATATCTCCTGCCATATCTCCTGCCATATCTCCTCCTGGTGGTGGTGGTGTAGGTAAGTCTCCTCCTCCGGATGCTGTTGAGTCAGTAGGAACTTCCTCCTCAGTTTCTCCATATAATCTATCAACCTCTTTGAATATTCCAGTCTGTTTAATTACCTCTGATGTATTTTCCATTTCAGCGGCCGCTGCTTTCTCCATTCTTTGTCTCTCTAAATCTAAAATAATTTCATCATCACTAAATCCTAAAATATTCTTTTTGGCCCATGTCATAGAAGTTGCGGCAAATCCATTACCAGCGTCTGAAACGGAATCTCTATATAAGGCAACTTTTGATTGGAATTGTTCTATTTTTAACATTTCAGCCTGAGTTGAAGGATTATTTAATCTTAAACTAAAATTTTCTAATTCATCCTCAAAACCTAAAATGTAGAGATGAACAATTGCAATTTTATTTAATTCCTGCACCATTGATTGTTGGATTCTGTTAATTGTTCTAGCAAAACGAATATCTTGTAGTGCTAAGTTTTTACCTTCCCCTGCTGGTTCTTCAAAACCTAAAAATGGTTTAGGTATTCTTAGGGCTGACAACATTTTCTTTTGAATGTACTCAATATCTGCAATTTGGTCTAGGTTACCCGCACCTGGTAATGTTTCTATTGGGTTGGCAGCACCATCATTACGTACTGGTACGAAAAAGTCTTGGTCAACAGCTAAAGCATTATACCTTAAATCGGCCTGACCCGTTGCTTGGTCAATGGCATGATTTCTCTTAAAATTATTAGCGATTTTCTGCACATAAGCTTGTACATCTTGATCATCAATATTACCCACATTAATCTTAAATACTCTTCTTTCTGGTGCTCTAGTAACACGATATATCATCATTGCATCTTCTGATAATAATAACTGTTTCCATATTCTTCTAACTTTTTCTAAAAGAGAAGTTCCATAAGGTAATCTCCTGTCATCACCTAAAAGTCTAAAATGTGCGATTTCCCAAGCATTAAATGAAATACTCTTATTCCTCCATTCAAACTTTATATTCTTTTCTTTTTCATTCTCTCCAGGGACTCCGTAAGATCCCACTTTTTGTTGGGTTAGATAACTACTCTCATCTTTTCTCTCAATCTCAATATTAGGTAATTGTGACGCCCCAATAATACCTAACTTAGGGTCTATCTTTAGATAAACAAAATTATCACCATACTTACACGTATTTCTTGTCCAAGCTGGTAGGACAGCATGTAAATCTAGTACTTTGGTAAATAGATTAGTTAGAATATCTTTTATTCTTGATGATTCTGATTCTACAGTTAAAAGAAATCCTTGTTCGTTTGGTGTACAACTCTCTTCTGCATATATATCGAGTGCAGCAGCAATTTCAGGAGTAAACTCCATCGATTCAAAATCATAAAAGGACGCTAATCTAGTAGTTTCATAATAAATGGCTTGATTATAAAGTTCACTGTCGACTTTATTCCATTGATTCCTCATAAAGGCTGTTTGTTGGGCTTGTAATTTAGCCTGTTCAAAATCAGCTTTATTTGTTGTTTTTAATAAAACTTTATTTGGGTCAACATTATAATTTTGGATTGGTTTTTGTCTACTAGCACCACCAC